TGCCGCACAAAGGTCTCGTGTCAAAAGACACGATGCCGATCTCGGCCTCCGCCCGCAGTGTCGACTCTGCAACCTGCCTGGCCTCCCAAACCGCTGGATCCGCCGCTTCCACCCAAGAAGGGGGGGAGAAGGGGATCTGGTCTTGGCCCGATCCATAAAGGAACTTGCCAAGGGCCAGCGCGTGCCACTTCTTGAAGTCGACACGTGCCAGCGATCCTCGCAAAGGAGGAAGGCCAGCCCCGCCAAGAAGGCGGGGGGCGTTTACTGACACGCCTGCCTCGCGGCAGACGCGCCAGGCGTGGGGACGAAGTGCTTTCAGCACACGTCGCCCACGCAGACACCGACCAGGTTCAGAACCAAGGGACTCGTAAGCAGCACCGAGTTCATCGATGCTAGTACCTACGAGCCCCTTGGTGGGGATGGCTGCTGACCACCGGATCTGCGGGGTCCCATCCGTTTCACCGACGACCCAAAAGGTCATTTCGGTGAAGTTCCCTGAGGTGTCGCTGGAGAAGTCCTTGCCTTTCGAAGGCTTACCGTTTGTCTCAAGAACGAGACTCCGGTAGGACTCCTCCAACCTCGGGGGCCAGGCGCCCAATAAATCGTCACCACCAATTGCGGTGGTACGTCGGGCGACTGAACGGGGGATCCCGACCCTGGAGGCAGCTAGCTCAACCCACCAGGCGTGGATGATGGACATAATGGGCCAAGAAGGCCCAAGTCCCATCAACACACCTGATTCGGATTGAACTGTCTGCCCCCAAGGGTAGCGGAGGCTCTGTTTACCCGTGAGGGCATACAGGGCTTCCGCCCAGACCGGTGGTAGGCCACTCCAACCATCACACAACCCGTCGACAACCGCTCGGACTAAGTCCAACGGAAGTCGATCCGTGGCGGCGGTCAGGTCAGTCGAGACAAAACGGCATCCAGTCAAAGAACTGGAAACTGCCTGCTCTACTGCGCCTTTCCGATCGCCACGGAGGAACATCGCGCACGGTCCGTAACGACGTACGCCGCGTAGCATGGCACGGTTTAAAACTGTGCCGGCAACGGTGGCGAAGGCGGGAGGAGCAGAGACAACTCTGCGCTTCCAGCCGCGTTCCGGAACCGTCAAAACGCGGTGTTCCAGGGTCTCGGCAGCTGCCGTTTTATAAGCAGCTGCACGAGCAACGTGTGATGTTGCCTGAGCTCTCCGAAGGCCATAGACCTCAGCTGGGTCTAGCCAATCGGACGAGAAGATCGCTTGGTTCCAAGCGTCATGAGGCACCACATCTGTGGGGCACTCAATGAGCCATCGCATGAACATGCGACGGACTTCTTCTCGGCAACCTCCATCCTTACGAGAGGAGTCGAGACTTGCAGAGGGGGTGGGCACCACCTCTTCGCGCAAGTCCTCCTTCTTAAGGTGCCGTAGCGCGAACGCCATGGCAAACCCACGGAGGTTAGAGATCAGGTTCGGTGCAGTCCTGAAGGCGGTCGTCATGTTGGCTCGATGAGCCACAAGCGTCCGAGATTCTACGACAGAATCACCTTCAGGCAGGGACCGGGACAAGAACGACCGCTGGTCGAGAGACTCGAGGCGAATATCGCCAATCAGAATCTTTCGCACGAGGAACCTCGTGGAAGGAAGCAGGGCCGCGCCGGTAACACAAGTGTTACGCGCGCCGCTGGCCGCCG